CTGAACGCATGCCATTCTTAAGGAAATAAATGACACCGTGGGGTGTGTAACCTTTGTTGTCACGGCTATCTTTGATGATCTGTTCAACGACATGCTCAGGGAAGCTACTGGCGCGACATGCCGCCACGTAAGCCTTAACAAGTTTCCTCTGGCGAGACTTGTCCTGTCGGACATAGTCACCACAGATGATGCGGACACGACGTCCGCCCATCATAATGAAGCAAACTCGGAACCATTCGTCGAGGTCCTCCGCACGCATGCTAGGTCCATACGTACACTTCCCTAAGTATTCCGTATAGTCTCGGTCAGATGCGGTGTATCGACTCCAGGCCCAGATGTACGGTCCAACAACATTCTTGGAACCGGGCATACTGGCCTGGATAAGCCGTGGACTATGCGGCTTAATTTGGTCGGGCGTGTCAGGGCTGCTAACCAGACGCCTATGGTAGCCACACTCAATCTTAATGTGGGCTTTGATCTTTGCAGCATCGCGTACGTCCACAGCCCCGAAACCAGCATCCGCCTCGCGAATCAGGCGTTGTTTTTTGTTGGGGTATCGGGATAGCCAAAGTGGCCAATCTACTTCAATGGGATGCGCAAAGCGTGCCACAAAGGCGGCCTTCTCCCGACCCCAATAACCGGTTTCGATATTAGTGGGATCACTTAAGACACGGCCTTTGAGGGCAGCTAGCTCATTGTGGACGCAGGCTTCATCAACTGTAATGTCAACGGGACAGCTGATGGCAATGTTGACCAATGGTGGCAAATTAATGCACTCCTCAGGGACGTCGGGGATGAAATCAATGTGCCCATTCCTTGTGCGCTCACCTGGGGTTTGATCCTCACCGGCGCAGTACCGGAAACCAGCACTTGTGCAGGTACCAGCAGCAAGTTTTTGGGCAATTTCTTCCATTTCCTCTTCGGTCCGTTCACCCATGTGGTCAACGCCAAGGTCATCGCACAAGTCACGATACTCCCGGAATTTCTCAACGGGGTCGGTGTGTGCGGGGCGACGGAAGGAAGTGCGTCCAGTTGCAATGGCGACTTTGATACGCTCAAGGCGGGTCAAATGGGCGTTGCCAGGCGCAGAATATTCGCGCTTGGCATCCTTACATGCCTCTGCCGCTTCATGAAACTTGGATGCAACATTCTCGCCAAACCAGGTCTTGACTTTATTGTACACCTTAAGGAACCAGTTCTTGCCTACCCGACAAGGAACCTGTATCCACTTAGGGGTGAATTCCTCAAAAGCCAACTTGCTCATGTAGACAAACCCGCTAATGGACTCACTAAAAGTGGTGCCACCGGTGAAAGTCTTCCAAGCACTGAACATCAACAGCGCCGAAGCAACTGCCCACAACTTCTTAGCGCCCTTGGAAATAAAGAAGGTGTACAACTTGCCTAACACTTCTACGAAGCGGTTACGGGCACTAGTAGGATCAACCTTCTGTTGGGCATTGAACTTGTGGAGCCTTTTCATAAGGCGGCGTACATAGCCGCCCAAGCCCGTTTTGGGCAATCTCTTGTGAAAAGGGGTATTCAGGGGATTGTTTATGACTGAACGCTTCTTAGCGGAAGAGGGATACTCTTTACGCAAAGTGGCAGCCGTGAGATACACGTGTTCTAGGGCCAAGAACACGGCTTCAGACAACAAAGCTGCTTTCTCGTTATCCGGGAGGTTTAAGTTGCGTGAATTGTTACGCGCATAGTCATAGGCCAGCTTATAAAGATCAGTATCTTCAGCTCGGCCCTGACAATGGGTAGATATCCGGCCCACAAAATCCTTCGGGATACAGACTGACATGCGAGTAGTACAATTGCCCCCAACAGAGTAAGCCTTAAACCGGCTCAAGACTTCAGGTCCAAGAGACTTCTGAGTCTTGACAAACTCAATGGGGCCATAATAACTACTATTCATCCAATCGGGGTCGATTCCAGGCGGCGCCATAGGGGCGGAATCCAAACCCACAAACCGGGTGCAACTAAGACCGAAGCCGTCACGCTGTCCGCGGAACCAGCCTCCATTGTCCTCAGTCCAGG